ATTCTAATGTTTTTTAATATTACCAAGAAAAATTATCAAATAAAGTAAAAAATAAGAGAAAAGATGAATTAACAGAAAAAGATAAAGATGAAACATTAAAAGAGTTTCGTGATTTTCTTTATTTTAATTTTTGGGATGATAATCAAAATAAATATAAAGGATGTTCTATTCCGGATTATATAGCTATAGAATTAAAAACAAATAGAGAAAAAGATTTTTCTTTTTTATTTAAGTATGTAGAAGTTAGTATAACTAATATATTATTATGCAATGAAAGTATTTTAGTCGCAAAAGAAGAGCAAATAAAAAAAGCAGAATTTTCTTTGGAACAAAAACAAAAAATTTTTTCAAACCAGGAAATGATAAAAAATAATAATTATGAAACATATCAAGATTTTAAAATAAAAATTCATTTACTAGAATTTAGATATATATTCGGTTTTATAATAAAAATTTATGAAGAATACTTTGGGATTGATTTTTTAGATACATTTAATGAAAAAGTCCATCAATTTGTTTTGGATTATGTTGAATTAAATAAAAAGGGCGATAAAGAAAGAAGGGTAAATAAATTAATTAATGAAATTTCTAGCAAAATTTCTGATGAAGAATATAAAAAATTATTAAATAATAAAGTTTTTTTGAGAAGAGTATACAAAGAAGAATATGAGAGAATAATATCACAAGCTAAAAATAAAAAAGATAAAGAAGCTTTGTCTTATGGTATGGTATTAAAATTAAATTTCATAAATAAAATGATTGAAAACAAAAATTTTAAAGGAAAAACGAATAATTTGTTTGATACATATTTTATGTTTTGTTATGAAAATAATATCGATATATTAACGGGTGATATTAAAATGTGTAAGCGATTTAAAAGATTATTGAACGCTGAAAAAGTAGATGAAATACAAGGATTTGAAGTTTTAAGAATAAAAAAACCAGATGAAACATATAGTTATTTTTCAGACGTAGTATATAAAAAAATTATGGAATAGTAAAAAGACCAAATACTGGTCTTTTTTTTTGTAAAACACAAAAATTCAGAAAGGAAAATAGAATTAAATGAACGAAAAAGATATAGACAGAATAGCAGACAAAATAATAGAAAAAATGAAAACTGACAGGGAAATAAAAACCGAGAAACAACTAACGCCATTTCAAAAGACAGAAAAATTATTATCTGAATTAGCATTACTGAAAGGTGCTATTGATTCCAAAAATATGCTTATAGAGGATTTGAAGAAAGAGGGAATATCAATTCAGAAAAGAGAAACCGGAGTTAATGTGCAGTCTAGCAAAGTATATTTATCAGAATTAGAAAAAGTAGAAAATAGGATTGAAAAATTAAAGGAAGAAATTGCAAGAATAGAAAATGTGATTAGTATGGTTGAAAGAGCCTTGGATACGATTAGGAACGATAAATATTATAATATAATCGAGATGAAATATTTTGAAGATTTGACCTTTGAAGATATAGCCGAGAAATTAAACATTAGTGTAAGAACAGCAAAAAGGCATAAAAACTTTATGATTAGGCAACTGCAGTTAATTATTTTTTCAGATGATGTGTTAAAAAATATACTAAATTAAAAATTGGCACTTTTTTGGCATTGTATATAATTTTTAATATGTTATAATATGTTAGGATGTAAGAGTATGAGTTAAGTACTTGTCATTAAACCTTAAATTTTTGTAAGTGTAAGACAGTTTAAAAGCTGTCTTTTTTTGTTACAGAAGGAGGCGGTAGCATTGAAATTAAATGCAAGGCAGAAGGCTTTTTGTGAATATTATGTAGCTAGTGGAAATGCTACTGAATCCGCAATAAAGGCTGGGTATAGTGAAAAATATACAAATAAAAATGTTAGTAAAATACGGCAAAATACGGCAGTACAGGAATACATAAAAGAATTACAAGAAAAAGCAAAAACGAGTAGAATAATGACAGCTGTTGAAAGAAGAGAATTTTTGACGGAAGTCATTAAAAATGGAAAAGAGAAAATACAAGACAGGTTAAAGGCTTTGGATATTTTGAATAAAATGGATGGTGAATATATTGAGAAAATGCAGCTGTCAGGACACTTAAATACCAATCCTTTTTCTGGACTTACTATCGAAGAGTTAAGAGTGTTAGCTGGTGGTAAGAGTGGATAAGATGGAAATGATACGGCTGGAAGCAACTAAGGAGCTTTCACGACGAAATTTGCTAGATTTCCTTATTTTTGATGGGAATGGAAGATATAAAAATTCTAGGCATATACAGTTTTTGAGTGATAAGGCCCAGCAGTTTTTAGAAGAGGTGAAAGCTGGTAAAAGTCCAAGACTTTATATTTGTATGCCGCCACGACATTCTAAATCGGAAACTATGACGAAGAAATTTCCTGCTTGGATAATTGGGAATAATCCTGACTATGAGATTATAATTGCGAGTTATTCAATGGATTTGGCTAGAGATTTTGGGAAAATAGCAAGAGATACTTATAGGGAGCACAGTAAAAATGGGACTGGGATTTTTAATAATATCATCGACAGGGATAAGAGTGCTGGTGATAACTGGGGAATTTCGGAACATCGTGGTGCTGTTGTGAGTACAGGTGTCGGAGGAAGTGCAACAGGTAAGGGGGCACATATTGCGATTATTGATGATCCGTTTAAGAATAGAGAAGACGCTAACAGTAAACTTCAAAGAGACAAGGTCTGGGCCTGGTATCAGTCAACTATTCGGACAAGATTGGCACCTGGTGGAGGGATTATAATTATCCAAACCAGGTGGCATGAGGATGACTTGGTCGGTAGAATTTCTAAAGAGATGGAAAGCGGTACTGGAGAAGTTTTTGAGAGTATTGTGCTTCCAGCGATTGCTGAAGAAAATGATATTTTAGGAAGAAATGTTGGTGAAGCGTTATGGGAAGAACGGTACGGATTGAAAGAACTTAAAAATATTAAAAAGGCGATAGGTAGCCGTGAATTTGCGGCACTTTATCAGCAGAGGCCCCAAATTGAAGACGGCGGACTTTTTAAACGGCAGTACTTTAAATATTTCGATATTGATAATGACTTCATCAAAACTGCTGATAAAAATGTAAATGTGAAAGATTGCTTCTATTTTCAAACAATAGATACCGCTATGAGTACTCGAAAGAATAGTGATTATACGGCAATTGCCACTTTTATGTGCGACAGGGAATGGAACTTGTATTTAATTGACTTAATGCTTGAAAGATTAGAAGTTCCTGACCAATGGAATGTGATTAAGGAATTTAGAAATAGATATAAGTTGAGATTTCAAGCCATAGAAAGCAAAAGTAGTGGTATTGGGATAATTCAGCAGGCGAACAGAGAGGGAATGCCCTTAAAGGAATTGAAAGCCGATACTGATAAAATGACAAGGGCCTTGAACATATCAGTTATGTTTGAAAATGGGAAAGTTTATTTCAATAAAAATTTGGATAAACTTTTTGAGCTTGAAGAGGAACTTTTGAAATTTCCAAATGCATTACATGATGACGCTGTTGATGTGTGCAGTTATGCGGGCATTGTTATAAATGATTTGATTCAAAATTCAAAAAGATATATTAGAAAATTTATAAGCGTGTAGAAAGGAGGAAATGTGAGTATCAGGGAAAATGTAGTAAGTGCTTTGGTAAAAGAAATAATATCGCTTGGTTCGGTTTCCTATAGCGGAGATATTGATGATGATACATTGCAGAAGATGTTGGCTGATGTCGATGTGGCACAGGCGATACAACTTATGACACAAAGTGTGACATCGAAAGAGTGGAAAATTGAGACGGATGTGCCTGAGTATTTTGAGACAGCTGAAAACATTCAAGAAAGATTTAATAATTTTAATATGGTTAAACTTTTGGAAAATGTGCTGAGATCGGAAATATATAAGAAATCTATATTTGAGATTATTTATGGCAAAGATGATACAGGTGGAACAGTGATTGATGATTTGGTACTGTTGCCGAATAAATATATAAAATATAACAAGGATAACGGTTGGATGATTAAAACTCGTGATAGTGAGATTGTTATTGCGAAAGAACCCAACCGTTTTTTAGTTTGCGTTAATGAAGAAAGACTGGATAATTTACAGGGAAGTTCAGATTTGTTGCCGCTTGTTCCAGTATTCAAGGCTAAAGAGCATTTGGAGAGTAAGTTAAATGCGATTATAGAAAAATATGGGGACATTATAACGGTATTCGCTTATGAACCTGCTGTTGAAACAGGTCCGCCAGAAGTTATTAAAGCTAGGCAAAAAGATGTAGAAGCACAGGCTAAAGATTTAAAAAATGCTAAAGGTAAAGATGTGCTGGCAGTACCGAGTGCTGGGGAGAAATCACTTGATGACTTCATAAAATTTATTAAATTAGATGATTTGAAACCTGAAATCTATCAGGAATTGTTGAGCGAGAAGTCAAAAGCAGTGCAAAGATATTTGCTTGGAAGTACATTAGTAGTTGGAGTGGATGGAAATAGCGGTAACAGGGCCTTGGGTGAAGTTCATAAGGAACAGCAAAATTATAAGATAGAATCTAAAGTCAAAAAGATTAGGGACTGGATTCAAAAACTTATTGAGCTGGATTCTGTCTTGTATGGGTACGACCCCAGCAAGTTTTATTTTAAGTTTGTCGAAGAGATTGACGAAAAAGAAACATTGGAGCTGGAAGATAAGAAAGCGAAAACTATGACTGAGAAAGTGAACTCGATAGTTAAAATTATGGAGAGCGGATATGCCTTCACTAAAGATAAGATAGCAGAAATGCTGGGCGTGGATGTGATTGACTTGGTGGAAGTAGAGAAGGCTGAAGTAAGTGAGTTCGCCAAAGGTAAAAAAAAACTGAACATCAATAAAATAAATGAGAAACGAAAATTAATTGAAAGGAATCAGGCTAGATTTGACAGATTTGTTGAAAATAATTTTAAAAGATGGCAGAAGGATGTATTGAAAGCTGTACGAGAAAAGATAGAAAAAGCTAAAGATATTTCAGATTTCTATGACTTGAACTTTAACTATGAAAATATACTGGAAGATTTAATGCTGATGTCGACTTTGCAGGGATTTGACAATGCCGCTATGGTCGATAACGGAGTAACAGAATTTGCAAATACTAGAACCAAGACAAAGAATGCCGCACTTGATAATTTCCTGAAAAAACATCCCGCCTTATACACTGATGTGGAAAAAGAAATGGATTATTCAAGGCAAAAGTATTTTTGGATAAAGAAGATTACAGATGTCAATGTGACAGAAAAAATATTTAAGCAGATGTCGAATACACTTGAGAATGGCGGAACATTTAAAGACTGGAAAAAAGATGTGGATAAAATCCTGTCAGAGAGCGGATTAAAGCTAAATGAGGGATATTTAAAAACCGTATTCAGAACAAATATGAATCATGCTTATAACGCAGGTATTCATTTGAAAGTTGACAAGTACAAAGAGCGTTATCCGTATTATCGCTACTGCGGTATTTTAGATGGAAGAGAACAGCAGCATACAAAGGAACTTGATGGAAAAATATTTAAAGTGGGGACGCCTGAAGCTGACAAATACTTTCCGCCAAATGGATTTAATTGCAGATGTTATACCGTGTCCTTAACTGAAGATGAAGTAGATCCGAGTGAAGTTGTAAGCAGTGATGACATTGGCTTGGATGTGGGAAGTTTTGGGGATAATATAGGCGATGTTGACTATATAGAAACACTTGAGAATAGTTATAGGCAAAAAGTTAAAATTGTTGAAGAAATTGAAAATGAAGTATTGCAAAAAGTTGAAAATAGAGTTAAAATTAATTATAAAGAAGCCGATGATAAAATTATTAAAAAATATGAGAATAAAACTTTTGAAGTCTTTGGATATAATCCAGGAGATGGAGAATTAACAAAGAAAGAGGTAGAGTCATTTAAAAGATACACAGGCGATGAATATACAAAAATAAATAAATATCTCCGTGGCGAAATGAAAGATGACATGATTTACGATGAGTATTATGGAGATTACTATGGATTAGGTAATGATTTTATGGATGAAGTTGAAAATTCAAAAGCGTATAAAGTAGTTGTAAATGCTCCAAAAGGGACACAGGGTCTTTACATTAATGGTAAAGGTGCTTATGAGGATGAAAAAGAATTCATATTAAATGTTGGGCAAAAGTATAAGATTTTAAAATTTGAAGATGGTATTTTACATTTGGAAGTGATGAAAAATGAATGAAAAAACTAAATTGAAAAAGTTAAGAGAAAAATACAGTAATTTAGATCACCCACATTGGACAAAAGAGCAGTGGCTAAAAAAAATAGATGTTATCTTTAAAGAAGGTCATTGGAGTGAAAAATGGGATTTAAAAACACAGATTATAAGAGAGCTTGAAAAATGCTATACTGCACCTAGAAAGAGAGCTAAAGTATTAGAAAGTGAGTTAGCATATTTAGGGGATAAAGATGTTCAACGAAAAAGAGAAGTTGAGAGTATTTTAGAAAAGGAAAAGAAAAGCAGATGGGGTATTTTCAATAAAAGAGTAGATGATGCATTAAAATGGTACAACCAATTATAAAAAAGGCAGATTTATTGATTTGTTTATTTATTGAATGGGAGTGGAAAGAATGGAAGGAAAAAAATCATTAACCGAAGCTCTAAAAATATTTGAAGAAGGTATTTCTGATGACATGTTTGAACCTGAAGAAACTCAAGAAGAGAGAAATGCAAGATTTGCAAAAATGACGCCAAAAGAAAGAATAAAAGCAATAATTTCTGAGGCATTCGATTCGGCTAATGACGGTTTTTTAACAGAGGAAGAAGAAAAAGAGTACGGGTACGAATAGCTACTGAAAACTAGTCACAGTTATTAATTTAGCTGTGATTTTTTATATGAAAGGATATATTATGAGAATTACAATAACAACCAATCTCGATAGTGTGGGTTCCAGTTTTAAGGAAAGACTTGGAAGCGTCAGTAAGGAAGAAATGTTTGATGAAATAGCATTTTATATGGAAAATGAAATGCGAAAAAGGTTTGACAGCGGAACTGATTATCAGGGAAATGCGTGGGCCTCTTTGAAAATCAGAAAAGGTAAGCCACTTAATGACACAGGAATGCTTAAAGGATCTCTGGGGACAGCGACGATAAAGGGAAACAGTATTTCAATATTCAGTAATTTAGTTTATGCAGGAATTCACGATAGAGGTGGAACTATAACGCCTAAGAATGCTAAAGTTCTGCATTTTAAAGTCGGTGGTACTGATTACTTTGCTAAATCGGTAACTATTCCTAAGCGACAGTTTAGCGGTATCAGTGATAAAAATAAAGAGGATTTGAAAAAAATTATTAATGATTATCTTGTCAGCAAGAAATTATTTTTATAAATTTATCTATTTGTTGCATTGATTTTTAAAGGGTTTGTAAAGGGGGTATAAAATTATACCCTGTTTTTTTAAAAAAAGTTCTTGACTTTTTAGTCGGCTTATATTATAATTATAGTCGGCTAGAAAGTAGGTGAAAAAAATGAAAAAAATGGGAAGACCAAAAAGTGATAACCCAAGAAATAAACGGCTGGAAATAAAACTTACAGAAAACGAAGATTTAGAATTAAAAAAATTATCTGAAAAACTTAAAATAACAAGAACAGCTATTATTTTGAAAGGGATAGATTTGTTTAAAAAAGAACTTAATAAATAAAAAAGCCCTCTATTAAGGATTTAAACAAAACATAGAGGGCTGAGGTAAAATACCATCTAACCAATAGTATTTTACCATAAACTCTCTTAAAAAACAAATATTTTTAGGAGGATTTAATGGAAAACATTATGGATTTAGTAAAAGTAGAAAGAAATAAAACTTACGGGTTGGTTGTTAGTAGTAGAGTTATTGCAAAAGGATTAGGGAAAAGACATGATAGTGTGCTAAGAGATATTGATAATATTATGGGAAAACAATCTCCACAGATTTGTGGAGATTTAAATAAGCTGATATCTACACATAATTACAAGGATAGCAGAAACAGAAACTACCGTGAATATCTCTTAACTAAAGATGGATTTATTCTTTACATGTTCAACATTCAGGGACATAATAATTTCAAAATCTCATACATAAATGAGTTTAATAGAATGGAAAAAGCATTAAATGAGAGAAAAGAAAATGAAACAAAAGTAATCCAAATTGAAGCACCCAAGAAATTAACATTTAGGGGAGAAATTGTTATTACATTGTCTCAGTTGTCAGAGATTCTTGGAAAGGACAGGGAAACTATAGGGAGCAAACTGGAACACAAAAATATAATATCAGGTAATGACTTGAGGGAGTTCAAGTCTGAGAATCAGGGGAAGAAATACATGTCCTGCTTGACAATACTGAACAAGGATGAGGCTGTGCAGGTGGCTGAAAGGATTAAAAATGTCAGCGAAGAAAGTAAACAAGAACTTATGAGATACTTCATTCCTGATATGGAGAGCATTAAGGACAGCAGACATTGGAGAAGAATAAAAGATATGCAGAGCGAGTTATGTGTATCTGGAAAGGTATTCTTTGCTGAAGTGAAGAAATTGGAAGAAAGTATTGAAAAACTTAAGGAATTAAAAATGCAAATTCTTGCATATATCCAATTTATGAATTATGACATTCACGAATTAGAGAAATAATTAAATTTTACAAAGGTCACGATTATTAATTTAGTCGTGATTTTTTATTATATAAATTTTTTGAGAAGAAAGGAGCAAAAGATGTCTTTTGTACTATTTAAAGCTGGGGATTACGGCAATAAGGGCAAATGGGATAATAAGCATTTGGCTAGTCTTGTCAATAATAAGAAAGAGCTGGATATAATCCCTTATCATACAAGCGAGTTTACAAAACTTGGAGTATTGAGAAATGAAATTCCAGTTATTGGGAGGTTCAAAGATATAAATGTTAAAGGCGATGAGATAGTTGCTGATAATGTTGAAATCTTTGACAGAAAAGAATTTAAGAACCGTAAGGTCGACAGGCTTTCTGTTGAGATTGAAAATGGGGAGATAACTCGTGTTGGTGCACTTCCTGTTGGAGTTGAACCTGCTGTCAGCAATAGCGGAAGTTTTGCCGATGGAGAGTTTTCTCAAGGATTTGAGATGGATTGGATTAATCAAAATAATATAATTGAATTTAGCGACGGTGGAAGTGCCGAAGGTAAAAATAATAATGGAGGGAAAGACGGAATGAATTTTGAAGAATTTTTGAAAAAATTGTTGGAAGCTGGAAGTGAAGACAAGATAAAAGCAGTCAATGAAGTATTGAAAACCTTGTCTGAAGAAGAATTGAAAAAAGTTGAGATTCCAAAAGATAAAGGGCCTGATAAAACTGAAGACGAAATTAGAGCGGAAGTTAAAAAAGAGTTTGCAAGGGAGCAGGAAATAAGAGAATTTATGTTGAAAAATTCTAACAAGATAACACCTGCCTTGAAAAAATTAGGGATTGAAGAGTTTGTTAAACAATCTTTTGAAAATAATGACGGTGTTATTGAATTTTCTGTAAATGGCAATAACCAGTCAGTTAAGTCGAGCGATATTTTATCTAAACTGTTTGAAAACTTGCCAAGTTTTGGTGGGCATAAGCCGCTGGAGTTTGGCAGCGATAATGACGAAGTTTCAAGACAGCAGCAAATGATTGCCGATGAAATAGCAGGATATAAAGCTAGAAACAATATTAAATAAGGAGTGGTGGATGTGAAAAATAGAGTTAAATTTTACGGTGAGGATAAGAAAAAGGATATTGTGTTAAATGAATTTTTTCCAAGAAAAACGGTTACATTGGCACAAGGTGAAGTTATAAAATACGGTCAGGCATTAGTTTACGATACAACTACTGGGAAATATAAAAAATATGATTCCAACACACCTGGAGGTAAGTTGCCAAAAACTTTTTATGTCGGTGCGGATGAAGATGTGGATGCATCAACTGAAGATGTTAAGATTCAAGTTGTAAGAGCTAGTGATATTGATGGAAAACTTGTTGTTGGAGTAACTGATACAGATTATGCGGCACTTGATAACCTGGATAAATACGGAATAAATGTAAGATTTGATAATATTGAAGCAAAATAACAGAGGAGATGATTATAGATGTTAAACGATATACAATTAAAATTAATGGCTTTATATGCGGTTGTAGAGCCGAAGGTGCAGACGCACTATCTGGACAGATTTGGAAATGCAAATCCTGAATATATGAGCGACAATGAAACTATTCTTTTAAAAGATTTGAATGATTACTTGGTTGAAGCAAGTATTATTGAGCGTGGGAGCGAGATTCCTTTCATAAAGGTAAATGGTATGGAAAGTATGGCAATTACGCCTGATATTGTGGCCGCTTCTTATGAATTAAAACCTATTATGAATGGAGGAACTGCTACCTTTATTAATGGTCAAATGGTTGATCCGCAAAAATATCAGGAAGACAGATTGCTTTTAAAATTGAAAAATGCGATGTTGAAAACTAAGGAAAAAATGGCTGCTAATGCTTTCTTGCAAGGGAAATATGTTCAAGCAAATTCTCAAACTGAAATTGATTTTAAATTCAATAATCCAATTGCAAAAGATGCCAAGAAAATTAATAACTGGGTTACTTTTTTCTTTGACATAATTGATGACTATGAGAAAAAAATGGAGTAATGCCGGACAGAATTGAATTAGGGAGAACTTTATTTGATAAGTTAATCAAAAACAATGAATTTATTGAAGTTGCAAAAGCCTATTCCAATTCAATTGGATTATCTGCTGATGAAAAACAAGTTTATTTAGACTTGCTAGGACAAAGAATTTCTAAGTTGAGAACTGCTCAAGACTTTAATGGCAGAGATATTGCAACTGACAATATGATTTATTTATCAAATGACAATGCCTTAGTTCCTGTATTTGCGGCACTTGAAGCGGTGGATGCAACAGGAAACCCTTTTGTATTTGTTGGACAGGAAATTCTGGATGAAACAGCTGCCAATAAAGAGACTGCAAGAGCTAAAATGTTCTGCAAATCAGCATTTGCTCCAGTAGTTGCTATTAAAGATTTTATTGTCAGATATGAAATTTCTAATGTGGACAGCATCGCCATTGTTCCCAACTCAAAATAGGAAGTGATTGATTATGCTGGAAAAGGTGGGAGGGACTTCTGAAAATGGAGCTGCTCCTGAACTTGATGAAAAGTTGTTAGAAAAAATATCCTATATTCCTAAAGTCGTATCTATTGAAGTTTGCAGATATTCCAAAAGGACGGCTCAAGAATTTATTGATTATATAAATAATCAGCTTGTCCCAGATTGTAAAATTTTTGTAACGATTTTTATAGGTGATGAGAAATATAAATTTTTGGATTCTGAAACAAAAAGAGTATTGAATGAGCTTTATGTGGCTTGGAAAATATATGAAAGTTTGGAAAAAGAAAAAATTTCAGAAGATAAGAGAGATACGCTTTATAAGTTGCTGGAAAGTTTGAAAGGAAGTTCTGAAGATGGCAGCGGTTCAAGTCTTTTGAATGACAATAGATATGGACGGATTTATAGATTTTAGGAGCTGATGTGATGTTTGACATAGTATTTAAAAAATTTAAGGAAGAGCTGGAAAAAGATTATCCTGATTATGCGTTTTATATAACAGATGACTTGGAAGCCGAGGATTTTGTGATAAATTCAGTGATTTGTGAAATAAACGGAATTACTGTGAAAAATGCTAAAGAATACAGTGCAATGCTAAATTTTTATATCATAAAGCCTAAAGTGCAGGATGACTTGGGGAACTTTATTTTACAGGCACTGGATATTCAAAAGAAAATACAAAATTTAGATGAGAACAGGAGAATATTCTTTTCTGAAAAAATGAATTTACAATTTGGAGAACTGAAATCAGTAGAAGCAAAAGAAACTTTGAGAATATGCCTTATAACTGGGACATTTGATACAAGTTTTCCAATAAAATATGCGATTGACAATATGAAGGAATATAGTCCAGCTAAGAATATATATTTAAGTAAAAGGAGTGATGAATAATGAACGGAAGTCCAAAGTTTGTTTTGGAAATCGAAGAAAGAGCGGGAACTGCCATTGCCAGAAGTGAGCAAGGAGTCATAGGAGTAGTGCTGTTTGACAGTACAAAAGATGACAGGGATTACACTTTTAACAGCAGAGGGGATGTGCGACAGACAGACTGGAGTACTGAAAATTTTAACT